ACGTACAGGTTCGAGCCATCGACAGTGGAGTCCGGGACAGGCCACAGCCCGATCCTGAAAGCCCCGTCCTCGTATACGTACTGCGGGGTGCCTGGAGTATCGATGTCACGGTTCTTGAGCACAGAGCGGCTGCGCATATACACGGTGCTCGTCCCCATGCGGGCGTCTTCGATGATCCGATAGGCACCAGACGCCGAAAGGTCGTAGACGCGCACGCCGTCGACAAGCTGCACTCGGAAATCAGCCGCAAGGATGTTGGTCATCCTCTGCAGCTGCTTGGCTGACTGGTCGAGAAGGTGCCTCCAGTCGGACTCTGTGAGCCATGTCGCGCGCCGGACATGAAGCCTGCAGCGCTCGATAGCATCACCCAGTTGCATCGTCCTTCTCCTTGTCCTCGGAGTCTGCCGCTTCGATCTGCATGATACGCTCTTTGAGCTGGCCGATTAGAGCATCACGCACGATGACATCCACTTCGAGCTGCGCGACTCGCTGAGCGAGCCGGTTGATCACGATGTCAGACTGCACTACTGCCTCGTCCATCTTTCCTCCTACCATGAAGCAGATCCGAGACTGCGCCATGAGCCACCAGCATACACTTGCCAGAGAGCTGTTTTCGCGGTGCTGTTGACTGCTAGGCGCATGGGGTATCCGCCTATACGCATCTGCGAACCTGGCGCTGCTCCGGCTTCCGACGTGAGCGCGATCGTCTTCACGGCGATAGGCGCGTAGTCGCTGTCATCGAGCGTCCTCACTTGGAGTGTGTCGCTTGTCGAGAGCGACTTGAGACCGACCCCATGATTCCATCCGCCCCAAATCGTGCATTTGCGGTGTCCGTCTTCTGTCGGTTCGATGCTGAACACCATGTCGTTGAGAAACATGTAGATTCCGGGAGGACTAGACCCATCAGCGCTCTCAGATTGCAAGTGAATAGACGCTGCAATCTTCGAGTTGAAACTCATGGATCTAAGACGTAGCGAACCTGAGACTGAAGGCGTGCCTATGTTGTACCATGCTGTTCCATCAACCGTTCCTGGAGAGGTCTCTAGTGGATCGTCTGTGTAGAAGCTTATGACACCACCGGTGTCGTACTCGGTATCTTCTGCGATCTCTACTCTAGGCCCGGTCGCCCCGGTCCGTATGTGCCCGCCTGTGATCGAGAGCTCGCCTGTGGCAGAGTCCCACTTGATTGATCGAGTGGCATCCCCGATGTTGATTCCGTAGCCTGTCGGGCTTGCGTACGGGTAGCGTCCTATCCAGAATCCAGGCGTCGTAGAGCCGAAGGTTTCCTTCGCATAGCGGATGGTCGGAGAAGTCATCTCGACTGCTGCAGAGATCCTGCCGGCTGTGATCTTCTCGGCGCTGATGCTTCCGATGAGCGCGTCGCCGATGAGAGCGGATCCGGCAACGAGCTGGTCTGTGCCGATGGTCCCGCCCCAGATGACATCTGAGTTGATCGTCCCTGCATGTATCTGTTCCGCGGCGATCTGCCCGGCGTAGACGACGCCAGCAGAGAGGACGCCTGCTGCTATCCTGTCGGCGGCGAGGTTCCCGGTGCAGACAGAGCTCCCGAGGTCGACGGCCCCGTCTTGCAGCGCATCTGCGTAGACGCTCCCCTCAGCGAGCTTCGCAGCGTCCACCGCGCCATCGATGAGATGATCGTGCCCTATCGCGTTGGTGGCGATCTTGATGCCGGAGATCGACTGGTCCAAGAGCAGATCGACGTTGAACACGAGCTCCGGCATAGGAGTGACCGGCGTCTCGCCAGGCCGTGTCGGGCGCGTAGCGCCACCAGGCGGCTTGACGAACAGCCCGACTATACGGTCGGGCTGTATCGACTGTGGAAGTATGCGGCTGCCGTCTATGTAGCGATTCGGCGGCATCTAGGCCTCCGGGAGGGGGGTCTCTTCGCCAGGGTCTTCTGTGGCCTCCTGCGCTGGCTCAGGCTTCGAGACGATGGATGATGGGCGTGGTCTCTTCGGCTTCGGGGTCACGAGCACCGAGTCGATCGCGACTGCGACATCATGTTCGACATCGCCGGTTGGCTTGAACGCCTTCGTCTGCCGCTCAGGAGCGATGTTGTAGCCCATGTCCTTGAACGATGACAGCGCCTTGCCTGGCCTGACCCCTGTGGCCACGCCATCGACGAACTCGACTCCCCACAGGACCTTCTTTCCGCTTGGCCTCACGATCGACGGGATCGTGACTCGATAAGTGGTGTCCTTAGCCATCAGCATCCTCCAAGTGTACGGGGGGCCGGTCGCCCGGCCCCCCTTGGCCTGCTACGGGGTAGCATACCCCACGAGACCACGGACGCGCTTGATAGCGCGCGGGTGCATGATCGCGATCGAACAGAACCACTCGACGCGGGTCCTGAACTTCGGTTCGCTCTGGAGCTCGCCAAGGTCGCGAATGTCCATGCCGCCGTTCTGGAGCCCCTGGACGTAGTTGGGCTCGATACGCGCCACGTAGAACGAGGCGGCATTGGAGCTGGTGCCCTGGGTCTCAGGGTCCCCTGGGTCTCATCGAAGCCGAGGATCTCGGTGCCAGCGGCATCGGTCTCGATCTCGACGATCGGGACGCCAGCATAGCTCATGACCTGGTAGCCCCACTGGTCGCGCTCGATGCTGATCTGACCGTCCTGACGGGCGATCTTGTTCAGCCAGCGGCGCGTGGTCTTGTTGGCGAGGATCACCTTGGTGCTGTTTCCGCCGATGACATCATCGAGGGCCTCGTCGAGCACGTCGACGAGCGAATCGACAGCGTACCAGCCGTTGACGCCGCCTTCTGGGAACGAATCCATGTCGCGCCCGTTCGGCACGGCAGCGCTGTGGTAGGCATCGCCGAGCAGCACGTTGACGCCGTCGAACTCCTCATTGCTCGAGGCAGCACGATCGCCATCGAAGAAATACTTGAGCCAGGTGAGGCTCATGGCCTTGACCTGCATGGCCTCCTGCAGCGCACGCTGGTCGTTCACCGAACTGCGCGTCTTGATGATGAACCGATCCACGTCGAGATCGCCACCGAAGATCGCCAGTCCGACGGAACGCTGGTCGGAGCGCCCGTGCGAGACGCTGTAGCCCTCGGTGACGGCACGGAAGCCGACAGACGGGAGCGCCGTCTCGTAGTCGTACATGTAGCTGTTGCCCTCAATGTCCATGAAGGGCAGACGAGCGAGGACCGGGTTGTTGTCGACGAACAGCTCGAGGACGCCCTTCTTGAGGTAGTCCTGCTCCTTGATCGCCGCCTCGGCCAACGTCATAGCGCCAGTACCGATAGCGCCTACGTTGGCATCAGCCTGTTCGGTGTAGGTGTCAGCCACTTTCGCACCTCCTATTGGTGCTCGTGGCTATCGCTTCTTCGACTGCTGCTTCGCCAGAAGCCGTCCGAGCTGCATCTTCTGGATCGGGCTGAGCTTGGAGGGGTCCACACCCTGCGGTATGGTCTGCATCCCAGCACCAGCGGTTCCAGCCTGCCGCGTCTTCTTGAGCTTCTCACGCTCGGCCGCAAGGAGCTCTTCTGCTCTTCGCGCAGCTTCGCGTTCGATCACGTCGTCTCTGAACAAGCGATAGCCTATGGACTCGAAATCCACGGCCTCATCGACTTTGCCTTGCTCCGCCAACCGCACTGCTTCTGCACGGATGGCTGAGAGCTGCTCGTCGTTGAACTCCGTGTGCTTGGACGTGAACAGCTCGTAGCGGAGCCGGAGGTTCTCCCCGAGCATCGCACGCGCCGCCATGTCCTTCTCCTGCGGGATCGCATCCGCAAGAGCCGGGTCGATGCCTCGGAGCGCTTCGGACACACGCGGGTCGCGCATCAGCGGGATCAGGTTGCCGAGCATGGCCTCCTTTTCCATGGTGCTTGCCTCGCGCGCTTCGATCTCCTTGCGCTTCTTGGCGAGCTCCTGGCTCTCCTGCGTGAAACGCTCGTGTACCTTGAGAGCGTTCTCCGCAACAGAGATCGGAACTTCGCGGTCCCCCACTTTGATCGTCGGCTCGGGCTGACCGCCCTCACTGCCGGCGCTTCCAGTGGCTTCTCCGCTTGCTATCGCCTGTGAGCCAGCGTCTGTCGCAGCCGCTGTTCCTTCGCTGGCGATTTCCGTGGCGTCTTCCACGGGTCCCTCCTTCCCGACACTACCTCACGCATGAGGCCGTTCGTCGGATCGTCATGAGTCTACAACCCGCCCATGTTCGGGGCAATACCGTATTCAGGGCCTGCTTGCCCGCCTTGCGTGTAGGACTGGACCTGCTGGAGGATGATCGCCATCGCCTCTTCTCCGGTGCCGCCATTGGCCAGCTCCTGCTGCACCATCTGTGCTGCCTTCGCTGTCATGCCTTCTGGGAGCGCTCCGTCATCTTCGAGCTGGCGCATCTTCGACAGGAGCATCTCGATAGACTGCTCTATCTGGTCCTGCTCCTCGGGGCTCAGTCCCTCTTCCATCGGGATCTGCTCTCCACCTCCCTCAGCCATCATCGCCTCCTGGCCTTGGCCACCTGGCTGCTGAGCATTCTGGCTTTGCGCGATCTGGAAGAGGCGCGCGAGCAGACGCTGCTTTCCGCGGAGCTGGTTGTTCTCGATTACGTACTGCGCGTCGACGACGCCTCCGTTGAGAAGCTCCATGTCCGCCTGCAGCTGCTCTTGAGTGCTGCGAAGCTGCATGCCTACGAGCGCGCGTGCGTCCAGTATGACGCGCTTCCCGTCACGCTCGAAGCTCTTTGAGCTGATCGCCACGCTTCTAGTCATAGGCACCTCGCCTGGCACAGCGCCTGCGGAGGCGGCGGCAGCAGGATCGGTCACTGCTGCCTCGCTGCCTGCGTATGCAGGATCGGAAGGCGAGAGGGCGGCTGTCTGGTCAGGGTTGGCCGTCGATCCCGTGATGCGGAAGACCCGTTCATCGTCGTACATCACGGCCATGATGTCAGCGAGGCCGATCCCGATGTCAGCGACGAAATCATCGAAGTTGTCCATCTTCTGCCGCGTCCGGCCTTCACCACCGCGCTGCAGGGCCTGGATTGCGACGCCAGCGCGCAGCGATCCTGGGGTGTCGCCGCGGTTGACCTGGTACATGCCGCTTATGATCTCTGAGTAGCGGAGCATGAGGTCGACCGTGCTGAACAAGGCTCCTGAGATGCCACCTGGAGCTATGCGCTTTAGCAGGTCAGGCGGCCCGTCGACGTGGATGATCTGCCCTGGTTTGTTCGTCAGCTCGTTCTCATCGACCATCAACAGGGACGACACGACCCACTGCTCGTTCGACAGCAGCGCTGCCTGGTTCATGAGCTGCGTAGTACGTGCGTCTATGCCGAGCTGTGTGTCTTCGAGCATCTTCGTCTCGCCGGTTCCGTAGATGCGCTGGTTCCCGTCAGGCGCGTAGTAGACGAACCTCTGGTACGGGAACCGCTCGGACTTCCAGGGATGCGAGACGAACTTGAGCACGTACGTGTTGGCGACGACGATGAGCACGCCGTACTTGATGCCGTCGTCATCGACATGCGCCTCGAGGCCGGGTACCTCTGCAAGAAGGGCTTTCAGGTGCAGGCCGCGCACCCAGTAGTGATAGACGGTCACGGTCGGGATCTGTTCTTCCGGGGTGTTCTCCTTGTGTCCCTCGGTGACGGCCTGGTCGCTCTCGACAAGCGTGCGCCGGTCGTTGTACTTGCCGTCATCGTACTTGACCTCGAGGACGGGACGCCGAGGCGCATGGATCAGGTAGCCTGCGTTGTCGGGACCGGAGCTGCCCGGATCCACCCATACCTCTTCTGCAGGGAGGATGTCGAAGTCAGGGTCCCCTTGCCCGTCTGCACGGTTCTCGTTCCAGAACGTGTGCGCCCAAGCCGTCCCGATGATAGCGCCCTCGACGAACGCGACCCCGAGCTTGAAGCGGGCCTTGTTCGCTCCCCAGAGGTAGTCCGAGATGATCGACGTGAGGTCTGCAGCGAACTGCTCATCGTCTGCCGACATCGGAACGAACTCTACTACGCTCGGTGACTGCAGCGCGATGCCCTTCACGGTGTCGATCGTAGGACGGACGATGTTGACCTGGAACGGCTCGAAGTCGTCTGGGGCAGTGAGCTTGGAGCCGCTGTAATGGTCGCCGTCCCAAAGCGTCCTCCACCATGGCCACTCATCGTCCTTGGCGACCTCTGTCCTGTACGCGACTGCAGGGGTCTTGAGGTTCTTCTCGAGCCATTCGACAGTAGCGCGCTCGAGCTCTTCCGGGAGCACGAGCAGCTTGTCGCCCTCTGTCTGGTTCTCTGCCATGGTCCCCTCCTGCTAGAAGAACGGCCTGCGGTCGCTGATCTTCCACCGCTTCATTCTGCTCACATGCTCTTGGAACGCCTTGTCGTCCCACAGTGTAACCTCGCGAGGTTCCTTCTCCAAGCGTACCGGGCGCACCGATGCGAGCTCGAGGATGAACAGGAACGCCATGACGAGATCGTCTGTGTTCTTCCCTGCAGCGCGAGGCGTTCCCTTCGAGTCCTTCACGAACGTCTGCATCTCTCCGAGCAGACGCGACGAACGGATCACCGGGATCTTCTCTCGTACGTAGTTTGCCCCTCGAGTTACGAGGACAGGACGCGTCGCAGCGTTCGTCTTGAAGCCGAGGACGAACTTGGTAGGCGCGCCGTACGGTGCGTCAGGGTCCTGCCGGAAGTAGATACGCGACCAGAGCGTCGGGAAGACGGACATGAAGCCGTACCCGGTGTTGTTCACCTCCGGGATCGCGAACGCCATGTTGTAGAAGTGGCACGCCATGGCCGCCTGGTGCGCGAGCAGGTCGGTGTCCAGGAATCCGTTGAACTCAGCCACCTGCTCCAACGTCCGCCTGTCGAACACCTCGATAGCGGCCTTGTTCCCGTCGACTCCGCCTTCCGCGGTGTCGATCGCGACCAAGTATTCTCGTCCTGGTTGCGGCAACCTCCAGAGCCACCAGTCTCCTGAGCTCGTCTCCTGCCATGTCGGGAGCGCACCGCCTTTCATCGTCTCCTTGCGATGGTAGTGGTCCTCGCGCCACACGCCGTCCACCGCGTTCGGCCGGAACCAGTCAGGCGTCGGTGTCGCGAACGTACCTATCGAGATCGGGGCGGTGATGGTCTGCCGTATGTGCTCCATTCCGGCACGGTCGAACCATGGCCGCCCTGACTGCTGGAACGCCTCGTCAGGCGTCGCGGGGAACTCCTGCATGAACTGGAAGACATCGCCACGGCAGCGCTCTTCGATGGCCCACCGCCTCCAGGCGAGCTGCTCGTCGGTGATCCGGTGCGATTCACGCTCGCCCCACACGTTGATGTATTCGATACCGTCTCTGAGCCATTCCTCTCGCATCTCCCCGTCAGGGTCGTTGCGCAGGACAAGGCGTCCGTCGGAACCGAGGTCGTCAGGATGCGGGGTCATCCTGTATTCCTCATGCACGAACCACGGGAAGAAGAGGCAGCGCCATGCTGCACGGGGCCTGC